ATTAAATTATGGTGGGCTGAACAAAATAAAAATCCTGATCTTGAAGCAGTGAGACACGCTGATTACAATATTGCATTGGTCATGAGACAAACAGATGCTGTGAGTGAGGCTGCTTTGTATCAACAAAATGTAAGTGAAGGAAAAAAAACAGCTATTAGAGCTGCTATTCCTTTTCAAAAGTTTATATTAAATGTTAAAGCAGATATTACAAATCAAATTTCTGTAATTTTAGATCCAACCATCCCAGAAGAACAAAAAGATTTTGCTAAAAAAAGATTGCAAGGTAGAGTTAGAGAGATAATGTCTTTTAATATTATAAAACAAACAGGAATGGCTTTAAGGGTAGCTGGTTTTGGTGGAACTTTAGCATTAGCGTTGGGTGTAGATATGGATGATATAGAAAAACTTGGGGGGCAAAATAAATTAATAGCCCAAGATTGGTTGCCTGTAATATCTGGCAATGAACAGTTTGATTTTAGTAAAACTTCTAAACAAAATGCTGAAAGTATAGAAGATTATAATATAGCCGTGGAAAACTACAAAGTTCTTTATTCACATGCTGAAGCAATGAATAAATTTAGCATGACGTATGAAAATAAATACATTGCTAGACAAAAATATGGATCAACGGAAAGTGTTTTAAAAGATTTAATTGGTACAATGAATCCTTTGCCTAGAGTCAGTTTTGCAGAAGACGCATTGATTTTGTTGGCTAATGAAAAATTTGGTACAGATATAAGTGAATTTATTTCAAGTGATATTGATAAAACACAAACCATAGATGGTTTTATAGACGCTGCGTTTGATAATCTTGGTATGCTTAGTATTGGTGTGGAGCAGGCTCGAAGTATAATGGCAGCAAAAGAGTTATATAGTGATGGTTCATATAGTAAATACGCAGGTGCTTTTGGAACTCAGACAAGTTATTTAACGGCTAAAACTCCACAAATGAGAAAGGCTGTAAATGAAGCTGTTCACCAGTTATTTAAGTTAAGATTGCTGGCTTTAACTATGCCTGGATCACCAAGAGCTGAGCTAGACAAAATTGCTGATGGATTAGAAAGAACTATTGAACAAAGATTTACACAATCTAATCCAGATCCAAATTATATGTTATTATTAGAAGGTGGTCCATTAAATAAAGAAGACTATGAAAGATCTACCTTAAATCAAATGAAAAAAGCTAGAGAATAGTTTCTTTTATTATTATAATCACTTCTAAGCAGTCTTTCTGGTTTCTTGGCATAAGTAACACTGGATTTATACTATTAAGCGTTAGATGGCGTTTAAACAGCTTCCATACCATTGGAAACCTTTCGTTTGGATTACCTTTACATTCAATTATAAATCTAGGAGGGTCTTGTACATCTACAAAGTCAGGAGTATATGTTATGGGCAATATTTTTTTAAAGCCTTTATCGTGTAGGTATTTTTTCTTTGGGGTTTTTTCGTAAGAAGAAAAAGGCAACTCAAATCCGTCAATGATTGTGAACTTGTGTGATTCGTATCCAGCTTTTATTTTGTGAGCCTTCAAAAGTAAATACATGTGAGACTCCAGCTTTGATTGAAATTGTATTCCATCAATCTTAGTTTTCTTGTGTCTTGTAATTTGCCTGTTCTTTTTTTTATATCTATTCATCTACGTCCTCTAAATATAAGTAAAATGCACTAGATATTGAAGGTAATTTCCATAAAGCTTCAGTTATGTTCTTGGCATATATATTTAAATTTGCGTATTTCTTTTTTAAAACACCTTTATTTATTTCTTCTGATAATACAGGGACATACTTTTTAATATCATTTATACCTGCCCAATATAAAACACTATTTACATTTTGTTCTATTTCTTCTTTTTCCATCAAATACTCTACAGCCATTTTATTATCTACGTTCAAGTCTTTTGAAATTAAATAAACATGATTGTCTTGGTAGGTTAAGACTTCCACATTTCCATCATCAAAAACATATATATAAACAAAAGAGTCTTTTAAAATTTGTTTAATATCAATATTTTTAATTATACTTCTTATCAGTCCTAATTCTTTTTTTTCAGGATCTTTGTTGATGAATATTTTGTTTCTATAGTTCACAACATAAATTTATTAAAAAACCCCCAAAAAATTTGAGGGTTCTTAGGGATGAAAACTAAAACAGTGATATTTGAATATATCGTTACAAATATAATAATTTTATTCTTCATATGGGTTCTCATCAAAACCATATTCATAATTAATTGTTAACACTGCAAAGTGTAGTTTCCATGTGTACCAATTCTCTTTTTCAGTAGGGTCATAATATTCAAAACCAACGATAAGACCTTCATGTGGCCATCTGAAAACGAAAGATACCATTGTCCATTCCATACTAAAAAAGATGTGTTAACCTAGCCACTTGTCCGTGTTCTGGATGATGTAAGAACCCTTCTATTGCTTTAGGTGCATGTTGATAACCATTTCTATGGTGCCAAGAGTCTGCCGAGCTTGGACTTCTTAATGATTCTACTGTAACACCGGCAAAATCTTTAGAATTTTTATGGTGAACATGATGAGTATAAACGTATCTGTGTTTACATTTTGACCAGTTATTTTTAGATTCAACAGCCATAAGTAAAGGAAGATCTCCTGTTTTTGCGCCGTCACCATGAGTTGTTCCTATTAGATTATTTCCGTAAGCATAATATTTTCTATGAGATATACTTACATCAAAACTAACTTGTGTTGATTTTCTAAACCAACTTCTTATTACGTCAGCTAAAAAGAATCCGTTAGTATAATCATGGTTTGAAGGATTATAAGTTACATGGAGATCCGCTACAGACATTAACATTTCTATAACTTCTATATAAAGTTTTTTAGCTTTTAAAAAGTTATCGTACCACATTCCGTCTGTATCTTGTGGAGTTCCTGAAGTTGTTTGTCTTTTAGGAGTGTCAATGTGTAGTATGTCATTACCAATAATTAAAAGAACCTTGTCTATAGTATATCCAGAAGACTTATCTAATATACCCTGGACACCCTCTTTAACTCTTTTAACAGCTATTTCCGTATTGTAATCCTCTCCTGTTTCAAATGAATCACTAAGTTTACCTATGTGAACATCGGCAGGGTCTATAACTAATAAATGTGCATTTTTAGATTTTTTTCTAACTATTTTAGGATAATTTGGAGAGTGTTTATCCATCATATCCATAATATCTTGTGAAATATCATGATAAGATATTGTTTCAGGTCTTACCTGTACAGAATATTCTTTTGTTTTATCCCAATACTGACGTACATTTTCAAAATTAATTCCTCTTTCTTCACAGTATTTGTATACTCCGAAATGCCTTATCTTGTTTAACTCTAGTTGCTGAACTCCAGAAAGCCAAGTTCTAAACTTGGTTCTTCCTTTTTCTGCTGGTCTTGGTGGTATACCTAAAGCTTCTGATTCGCTTTTATTAATCCAAATTCTTTTTTTACCGCTCATGTTTCCATACGTTTTTTAATTTCTTTTAAATCATATATAAGAGAGTTGATTGTGCCTTTACATTCTTCGAAGTCGCCGTCAGAGATTTCTTCAAAAGCATCGTTTAGTTTATCATGCATTTGGTTGAAGGTCCTTATAAGATATTTCTCTCTGTATTCTAAAGGCATTTTATTTATCTATTATCATAGATACTTTTTTAGGTTTGGTCTGAAATATTCTGATCCTTTCATTATTTTTCCATCATGTCTTTTTAAAACTTTTCCGTTTTCTAATTTGCTCATATTCGATTTATGAACTTCAAAAAACATATCTAAAAATTGTTTATCAATACCATGTTGAACTATAAACCCAGATAATACATAGAACATGTCTATAATACTATCACAGATTTCTACTAGGTCTTTATTTTCACAAGCCTCTAAGTATTCGTCTAATTCTTCTTTAAGTAAATTGTATTTTAAATTATATTGCTCTTTTTCAATTAAGCAAGGAGTCTTTGATATTGGTAGCCCAAAAGAACTATTAAATTCTTTGATTGATTTAATAATTGATTCTTCGTTGTTAAAAGTAGCCATTTCCAATTATTTACATGGAAATGTAGTGATTTTTTTGTTGATAATCAAGATTTCATTAAAAGTTTTTCTTAAATCCTCAATATTTACGTAAGAAGCTGTTGATTTATGAAGCAAATGAACTAGCTGGTGTATTAAGCCTTCGTCAGAAAGAATCTCTCTTGTAGGTAGATTTTTAATCCAACAAACGTAACAAGCAAAATGTAAAGCTTTTTGTGCATTTTCTATAAATGTTTCGTTGTCCATGATTGTGAACAGATCGTATTGTTTTTTTAATCCTTTAGTGTCAAGCAGGAACGTTTTGTTTTTGATCTTGTATTCTTGTTGCCAATTCGATATAAAGCTCTCTTGCTTTTTCTTGTAGTTTTTTTTGATCATTTTTTACGTTATATAGTTCTTTACCTTTTTTCTTTCTCCCTTTAAAATTAATTTCTATTGTCAAGTGTGTTTGATTCTGTATTACAGGATAAATTGTAATTCCATTGTCAATACAAATTTTTATTGCTTCGTGTATTTCCATTAGATTTCTAATTTATTAATTGTTTCAAAGTCTATGTCAAGCATTTGCTTTGTTTTAAACTTATTGTTTTCGTCAATCCAACAACTGTTATCCCATATAGGTATACCTTCTTTTAAAGTAGTATATCTACCGTTATTTACATCCCAACAATATGTTGTATATGCTTGATTTTCTCCAAGATTTGAAAATTTTACTTTTAAAACCTTGACTTTTACAGTTCCTTCTTCATAATCTCTATGTACAAGTATACCATGAGGACTCATGTCGTAAAATTCTCCACCACCTTTTACACTATAAAATGTAGGTTCCATTAATTTACCGTTATCGCTTTGTGGTTTTGTTGGATGAGCAACTAATATGCATATTACGTCATTCTTTTTACAAAAGTTATCTATTTTGTTTAAGTAAATATTTGTGTAGTCGTTTATTGACGCATTCAAATTGTCTTTATCTCTCACTTTATTGTATGGGTCAATAACTAAACATCTAATACCCATTCTTTTTACAAGTTCTTCTCCCTTTTTTAAAACTTTATCAAGATCAAATCCATCTTCATAATCTATAAAGAAAAAGTTTTTATTTACATGCTCCAAACACCTCTGCCATTTATAACTTTGTGTCTCTTTATAGTTTGGTGTTTCTCCATAAATTTTTCTAACAAGTTTGTCTACATGTAAGTATTGTGGAAAGTTTTCTGTTGATGCATAAGCTGTTTTCCATCCATGCATTAAAACAGAAAACTTTCCACAATACTTACATGTAGACAAACTT